CACGGTCCCGGCAATCATCGCCCTCCCTGGTCATCGCCCGCTAATGCGCTGAGGTGAAATTCCTCGGGGGACTGCCAAATCCGGAACAGAGCCAGCTAAATGATACTTGTCTGGTGCGAACGAACCAAACGCCAACTTCCATTCGAGGAGAAAGTCATGGCTGACTTCACCAAACTGATGCAGGATATCGCTGACCTGTCCGCTAAGGTGGACGCGGCTCTTGCGAAACCAGCACCCACCCAGGCGCCGGATGAACAGCCTCAGGTCGATCAGGCTTCCGCTGCGGTCGAAGCGATCACAGCGAAGATTCCGAGCGCCTGAGATGATGCTTACGGCCGATAAGCGGCGATCGATGCCCAAGAGTGAGTTTGCCGGCCCCGGCCGTTCCTTTCCGATCAACGATGCAAACCATGCCCGCTTGGCGATTAGCGGGGCAACCAGAGCCGAGCGCGCCGGCAATATCTCTGTAGGGGAAGAAGCTTCAATCAAAGCCAAGGCCCGCCGCAAGCTCATGGCAAAGGCATTGAAGGAAGGGTGAGCGGAGGGTGCTCTAGAAAGTTGAGCTACAGTCTTGCGACTGGTGGGCAATTCTCCCACACCGGCGGGAGCGACCCGCACCCCCTCACGCATCTACTATAACATAGGAGGACGGCGATCAAAAGCCGTTTTGAATAGTTTGAAAACAATCAAAGATAATCAAAGGAATCAAAGTGGCCCGCGGCGGTAAGCGGGAGGGGTCGGGCCGCAAAACAGGGGCTCTCACTGTTCGCACTCGCAAGATCGCGGAACAGGCTGCGGCGGAAGGTAAAGCCCCGGTTGAGGTGATGCTGGAGAATATGCGGCACTTCCAGCAAGTGGCTTTGGATGCTGAAGCCGTGATCGAGAGCATGAATGAGGAAGAGGTTTCCTCGCTCGGTCAAAATCACGAGGAACAATTTAAAGCTTTGCTGGCCAAGGTCAAACAGGCAGCAGGGCTGCGACAGATGGCCCATGAGTGCGCGCGTGATGCGGCGCCTTATCTCCATCCGAAACTGTCGGCGGTAACTCACGCGGGGCCTGATGGTGGAAATCTTGTGATTAACATCGTGAAGTCATTCGATGACTGAAATCACTCTGCCCAACGGCTGGAAGCCGCGCGTATATCAAAGGGGATTGTGGAACTATCTTCAGAGGGGTGGAAAGCGGGCGATTGAAGTTGCTCACCGACGTTGGGGAAAGGATGACGTGATGCTGCATCATGTGGCGATTGCCGCCCATGAGCGCATCGCGTCCTATTGGGACGTGCCTTCCTGAATACGAACAGGGCCGGAAGGCTCTGTGGAACTCGATCAACGCTCATACGGGTCGGCGCCGCATTGATGAGGCTTTCCCTGGTGAAATCCGGGAAAGCAAGGATGAGCACCAGATGCTCATCAAGTTCAAGAGCGGGTCAACGTGGCAGATCATCGGTTCCGATCGATATGACGCGACTGTTGGTGCTGGTGTTGCTGGCATCGTTTATTCTGAGTGGGCTTTGGCGAATCCTAGCGCGTGGGCCTATCACCGGCCGATGGTGGAGGAGAACAACGGCTGGGCCGTGTTCATCACCACGCCTCGGGGAAGGAACCACGCCAAGGCCATGTACGACATGGCGCAGGGAAACCCGAAGTGGTTTGCCAACGTCAGTTCGATCCACGACACACACGCTCTAACGCAGGAGCAGATTGACGAAACGCTTGCCGAATATATCGCGCTCTATGGCGAGGATGTAGGCCGAGCGCAGTTTGAACAGGAATATCTCTGCTCGTTCAATGCGGCCATCCTTGGAGCGTACTACGCCAAGGAGATGGTTGCGGTTCGCAACTCGGGACGCATTCGAGAGTTTGAGCCAGCGAAAGGTTCGGTTCATCGGGCGTGGGATATCGGGGTCAAGGATGATACCTCGATCTGGTGGTTTCAGGTCATTGGTGGCGTTCCGCATATCCTGGACTGCTACACGAACCACGGTGCCGGCGTAGACCACTATGCTGAGGTCTGCCGGGAGCGAGGCTGGGAACCAGGCACGGATTTTGTCCCGCATGACGCCAAGGTGTTCGAATGGGGTGGTAAGCGGACGCGCATCGAGTCCATGCTTGCGGAAGGTCTCAAGCCCGAGCTTGTCACTGATGCGAGCAAGCTGGACGGCATTAACGCAGCGCGTGTCACGTTGCGGTCGGCGGTCTTTCATCCGCGCTGCGAACTCGGCATATCGGCTCTCGAACTGTTCCGGAGGGAATGGGACGATGAGCGCAAGATGTTCGCGGCAAAGGAACACAGGGATTGGACAACGCATTTGGCGGACGCTTGGCGGTATTTATCATTGGCGTGGCGCGTGGTTGAGCCGGCCATGGTGATGGCGCCGAAACCTTCCTTCAAGCTGATGCAGGAAATGACCATGAATGACTGGGTTACGGCGGATCAGGATCAGCCGGGCGTGAGAGAGAGGCTTTAGTGGCTGATCCCGCCGCGCCTAACCAGCAGTCCTCTCGCGTTCAATACTGGCTATCGGAGATCGAACGCGCTCAAAACACCGAGGGCATGAAGCGCTGGACTGACCGCTGCAAGAAAATCCGCGACAAATACCGTTATGAATCATCCCTGACCGTCAAGCATCGCAAATATCAGATGCTGTGGTCGAACATGGAGACCATGAAGCCTTCGGTCTATACCAAGCCGCCGAAGGCAGTTGTTCAACAGCGATGGAAAGACCGCGATCCGGTTGCGAACAAGGCGACCGAGATGCTTGAGCGTGATGTGAATTTCATGCTTGAGGCGATGGACTATAATTCCAGGTTCGAATTAGTCCGCAACGATTATCTGCTCTATGCCCGCGGACTGGCAAGGATCAAATACAAGCCGATCTATGACACGGCGAGCCCGGAGTCTGAACAGCCTGACGACGCTGCAATAGATCCCCAGCAGGCCGCGAAAGATGACGCCAAGGAACCTACTGCCAGCCCGCAAACCATCCTGAAGTTCGAAAACGTCATCTTGGATTTTGTGCAGCGCGACGATTTCGTGCATTCGATCTCCCGGACATGGGAAGAGGTGGAGTGGGAGGCGTTCAGAGGTTTCCTGAGCCGCGAGCAATTGGTAGGCCGGTTCGGCGAGGAGATCGGCAAAGCCATTCCGCTAGACGCGGGGCCGGATCAGCACAGCGGCGACAAGGACGCACCGTTGCTTGCAGAGAGCAAAGCCACGATTTGGGAAATCTGGGACAAGATCGAGAATAAGGTGTTGTGGGTCGCCAAGGGCCACACTGAAGTGCTTGAAGAGGGCGAGCCCTATCTGAAGCTGGATGGGTTTTTTCCGAACGCCCGGCCCGCTTATGGCACGCTGACCAGTGACACGCTTGAGCCTGTGCCTGATTTCATCTTCTATAAGGACCAGGCTGACGAAATCGACACGCTAACGGCCCGCATTGCCTCACTATCGGAATCGCTCAAGCTGGTGGGCTTCTATCCGGCCGGTCCTTCGGGTGAAGGCGCCCCTGAGATCGAACGGGCAGTGACGCCCGGCTTTGAAAATCGCATGATCGCGGTCAAGTCATGGGCGGTATTTACGTCGGGGGCTGGCGGTGGCGCTCCGATTGTCTGGCTTCCGATTGAGAATGTGGCCAAAATCCTTGAAGGCTGTGTGAAGCTCCGGCAGCAGCTTATCGATGACGTGTACCAGATTTACGGGCTGTCGGATATCATGCGGGGCGATGGCAACGCCAGCGAAACGGCGACCGCTCAGTCTATCAAGGCTCAGTACGGCTCGATCAGGATCAGGGAGCGCCAGAACGAATTGGCGCGGTTCTGCCGGGATACCTGTCGATTGGTCGGGGAAGTGTTGGCGACATACTGCGCGCCGGAAACCTTGATGGAAATGGCGAACATGAAGATGCCGAGCGAAGCTGAATTGCAGGCGGAAGCGCTGGCACAGCAACAGCAGGCATTGATTGCACAGGCTCAGCAGGCCCAACAGCGACCGCCAATGCAAGCACTACCGATGCAGCAACAGCAACCGATGATGGCATAAATGAGTGAGATAGTCGATCGTGGTGCCTTAGCCATCGCCAATATGGAAGCGTCCCTGCCGAAGGGGGCAGCGCTCGATTACAGGCTT